AAGCGTTTCGGGATTCCGATGGAGGGTTACACGTACTTCTTCACTTATGAAGAGACCCTGCCTCATCGTTATAACGAGTTCTGGGAAATGCCTTGTGCTATGGGCGCCGACCTTTCCCAGGGTGACGACTTCTGTGCATTCTCATTCCTCTTTCCATTGTCAAATGGCAAATTTGGAGTGAAAACTCGAAGTTACATCACGTCTTTGACGCTGTTGAAACTTCCTGGAGCTATGCGCCAGAAGTACGAAGAATTCATCAATGAAGGCAGCCTCCATGTGCTTGAGGGAACGATCCTCGACATGATGGAGGTCTATGATGACCTGGACGCCTTCATCCAGGAGTCTAACTATGACGTGCGCGCATTTGGTTTCGACCCCTACAACGCGAAGGAATTCGTAGCTCGCTGGGAAGCGGAAAACGGGCCTCACGGCATCGAGAAAGTCATTCAGGGGGCGCGAACAGAGTCTGTCCCGCTTGGGGAATTGAAGGCTCTGAGTGGTCAACGATTGCTCATATTTGATCAAGCGTTGATGTCCTTTGCCATGGGTAACGCCATTACCATGGAAGACACCAACGGCAACAGGAAACTCCTGAAGAAGCGGCAAGAAGCAAAGATCGACAACGTCGCTGCCCTGATGGATGCCTTTGTGGCGTATAAGCTCCACAAGGAGGAGTTCGAATGAGTGAAAGAAGTCCTTCGTCGGGTGAGCTTACCCACTACGGCGTCAAGGGCATGAAGTGGGGCGTCCGTCGTAGTGAAACGGGCAGTAGCTCCCCATCTCGAAAGACCGTCAAGGCCGATCGGAAGTTCGAGAAGAACGCCAGCTCCACCAAGACGTGGATCGAGGTTCACAATCGAGCCGCCAATCAGGTCAACAATCGGGACATCGATCGGATAAACAGTAAGCCCGAGTACCGGGACGCCGATTTCACGCAGCCGTCAAAGCTCCGAGACAAGTACTACAAAGAGCACGCTGATGCTCTCAACAAGGCTCTCGAAGACGCGGCTAAGAGTCTCGGTACCAATGCTTCCGGTACTCGGCGGTATACTGTGAAGGTCGATGAGGACGGAAATTGGGGTGTGACCACCAAAGAGGTCAAGCACGCCGATGATATCCCGTTCGAAGTCGTTCCAGAGTACGATCCCACTGGTCGTCTGGTTTCACTCACGATCGAAGAGATCTCCATCAAGCACTACGGCGTCAAGGGTATGAAGTGGGGCGTTCGGAGGGCCGAACAGAACTCGGATTACTCCGACCATCAACGGACCCAAGACAAGAAGGCTCTGGGCCGCAGTGGCGTCCGCAAGGTGAACAAGCGGATGAACAAGGGCGAGACTCATCAGGTCGCCCGAAAGAAGGTAGCTCGAAACCAGGCTCTTCGGAACCTGGCGGTAGCTGGTGCTCTCTACGCCTCTCCCCAAATCCTTGCCTTCAGCGACAATACCGTGGGGTCCATAGCGCAACGAGCCCAGACCAAGCGTGGACAAGCAGCCGCTGCGCAGGCTATGGGTCTCCCCAGGAATCCCACTTCCGGGCCTTCCTACGCAAAGCAGCGACGTGGAGCCTACAACATCTCATCGCTGTAAGGAGCGGACTTATTCTCGGAAAGGAGGTGACTCATGGCTAACTTGTATTCTCGTGTCAAGGAAGGTCTCAAGCATAGCTGGAATGCTTTCCGAGACGAGAATTACCTGGATTCCCTCCAGGTTCACGGTGCGTACGGTATGGGGTATTACTCATCCCCGTCACGCAATCGACTGTCGTTCTCTAGTGAACGATCTATCATTTCGTCGATTTACACCCGTCTCAGTATCGATGTGTCGAACGTAGATTTTCGACACGTACGAACTGATTCCGAAGGACGCTATCTCGAAGACATGTCGAGCGGCCTCCAGGACTGTCTTCAGGTTGACCCCAACATCGATCAACTTCCGAAGCAATTTCTTCGAGACATTGCAATGACCCTCTTTGAAAAGGGTGTCGCTGCGATCGTTCCGATCGAAACGGATCTCTCTCCTGAAAAGACTGGCGGATACGACATTTTGTCTGTCCGTGTCGGCGAGATCGTTGGTTGGCATCCTCGGCATATTCGTGTCAGTATCTACGATGACCGAGAAAAGTTCGGATTGCGCAGGGAGATCACGCTCCCTAAGAAGATGGTAGCGATCGTTGAGAATCCGCTCTTTGCGGTGATGAACGAGCCAAACTCCACTCTTCAACGTCTTATCCGTAAACTCGGAATGATGGACTCGGTCGACGAGCAGACGAGTTCCGGCAAGCTTGACATGATCATCCAGCTCCCTTACGTGATCAAGTCCGAAGCCCGCCGAGCGCAAGCCGAGCAACGACGTAAGGATATTGAGTTCCAGCTGAAGGGCAGTCAGTACGGCATCGCCTATACTGATGGCACTGAGAAGATCCAGCAGCTGAACCGTCCGGTAGAGAACAATCTTCTGAAGCAAATCGAGTATCTCACGGCACAGCTTTATGCCCAGCTCGGTCTGACTGTGGAAGTAATGAACGGCACGGCTGATGAAAAGGCCATGCTGAACTATTTCAACCGGACAATCAAGCCGATCGTCGAAGACGTCGCAGCCTCGATGAAGCGTACTTTCCTGACCAAGACAGCTCGGACTCAGGGTCAGTCGGTCATGTATTTCCGTGACCCGTTCGCTTTGGTTCCCATGGAACAGGCCGCGGAGATTGCGGACAAGTTCACCAGGAACGAAGTTCTCTCGGCGAACGAAATCCGGCAGGGCATCGGTTTCCGACCCTCGTTGGATCCGAAGGCTGACATGCTCGTCAACAGCAACATGCCCCAATCCGACAGCCTCCTTGGAGGCGGACCAGCGCCTCCGGCGGAAAGCGATCTGGAAGACGATGAAACCGAAGATGATGAGGGTCTCGACCTTCTTCAAAGCGGTTTGACCGATCTTAACGGACTCGTGGACACCATCTTCGCTGATCTGGGGATTGAGGATGGCTGACGAACTCTCGCATGCGTCTTACGACGCAGCCAAGCGGCGCGCTTACTATCTCAGAACAAGAAACCTCAAGGGTCGAAAGTCTGGGAAAGGCAAGCCGCCCAAGAAGACGAGAGCTCAGCGACAGGCCGAAAGGCGGAGAAAACTTGAAGCCCAAGTAGAAGCGCTTAAAGGCCGATTGGAGAAACTCCGTGCTGCTCTGGCTAAACTCACCGAGGAAGCCAAAGCTCGAAGCGGAGTAGAAACCAAGAAGACCCCTGCTAAGTCGGCATCATCCACTGCAAAGAAGTCGACTGAGAAGAAACTCACGTCAGCTGAGAAAGCGAAAGCAGCCAAGGCGGCGAAGGAGTACCGGGAGAAGAATCCCGACAAGGTTCTCGCAGACGAGGTCAAGTCGCTGAACGAAAAGATCAAGACCATCCAAGAGCGGATCGCCAAGATGCGCAAGGAAGGCTCCATCGGAGCCAAGAAGACCGCGAGGTAGAAAGGAGTCAGTCAAAATGGCAGTAAAGCGCAAGCATGACTTTGGCGGCTATGCCACCAAGACTGGGCTCACGTGCTCCGATGGCCGGACCATCACGCCCGATGCCTTCAGCCACATGGACGGGCAGAAGATCCCCCTCGTCTACCAGCACGTTCACGACGACCCCGAGAACGTTCTCGGGCACGCCGTTCTCGAAGCCCGTGAAGACGGCATGTACGCCTACGGGTTCTTCAACAACTCCAAGAAGGGTGAGGCCGCCAAGGCAGCGGTCCACAACGAGGACCTCGACTCTCTGTCGATCTTCGCCAACCAGCTCAAGGAGACCGCCAAGCGAGTGACCCATGGTGTCATTCGTGAAGTCAGTCTCGTTCTGGCGGGGGCAAACCCCGGTGCCAAGATCGACTTCATCAACATCCAGCACGGTGACGGCTCGATTTCCGAGTCGGACGAGGATGCTGTCATCCGCACCGGACTCATGATCCAGCACTCTGACGAGGGTGAGGACGACGAGGAACCGGAAGGCGACAACGAGGAAGACACCGACGAAGACGGAGAGGAGGACGACGAGGATCTGAAGCATGCCGAAGGAGACGACCCCACCATCGCGGAAGTCTACGAAGGCATGAGCGAAGCAGAGCAGAACGTCGTTCACTTTCTCATCGGTGCGGCCCTCGAAGACGCCGAGGCCAACGCCGCCCACTCCGACAACCAGTCCGGCGAGGGTACCCTCACCCACCAGGAAGGAGCCGACGACATGTCGCGCCGCAACGTGTTCGACCAGACCGAGAAGACCGAGGACGGCAGCCTCAAGCACGAGCTGTCCCACGACGCGCTGAAGGGGATCTTCTCCGACGCAGAGAAGACCGGCTCGCTGAAGACGGCGGTGGAGGCCTACGCCAAGGAGCACCTCCAGCACGGCATCACCGACATCGACATCCTGTTCCCGGACGCCAAGATGGCCACCGGGACCATCGACCTGGACAAGCGCCGGACCGAGTGGGTCTCCAAGGTCCTCAACGGCACGCGTCACACTCCGTTCTCCCGCATCAAGACCTTCTCGGCCGACCTGCGCCAGGACGAGGCCCGCGCCAAGGGCTACATCAAGGGGCACTACAAGCTCGAAGAGTGGATCGGCGTCAACAAGCGCACGACCAGCCCGACCACGATCTACAAGAAGCAGAAGCTCGACCGCGACGACCTGCTGGACATCACGGACTTCGACGTCGTGGTGTTCCTCAAGGGCGAGATGCGTCTGATGACCGAGGAGGAGATCGCCCGTGCGATCCTCATCGGTGACGGCCGTTCCCCGCTCGACGAGGACAAGATCAAGGACCCGATGGGCGGTGCGGACGGTACCGGCGTCCGGTCCATCCTCAACGACCACGAGCTGTTCGTCACCCAGCTCAACGTCAACGTCGACGACGCGGACTCCACCTACGAGGAGGTCGTGGATGCCGTCATGGACGGCATGGAGTTCTACAAGGGCACCGGTACTCCGACCTTCTTCACCACGATCCCGCACCTCAACCGGTTCAAGAAGGCCCGGGACGAGATGGGTCGCCGGTACTACTCCACCAACCAGGAGGTCGCTGACGCGCTCGGCGTCAAGGAGATCGTCACCGTCGAACCGATGAAGGAGATCACCGACCTCATCGGCATCATCGTCAACCTCGACGACTACAACGTCGGCACCGACAAGGGTGGCGAGCTGACGATGTTCGAGGACTTCGACATCGACTACAACCAGCAGAAGTACCTGCTGGAGACCCGCATGTCGGGTGCGCTGGTGCGCATCAAGTCGGCCCTGGTCATCAAGAAGACCGGTGCCGCCAGCGTCCTGACTCAGCCGCAGAAGCCCGCCTTCAACAAGACCACCGGTGTCATCACGATCCCGACGGTCACCGGCGTCGACTACAAGGACGAAGAGGGTACGACCCTCACCGCTGGTGCTCAGACCGCTCTCGCGGCGGGCGAGTCCACGACCGTCTACGCGGTCGCCAAGACCAACTACCACTTCGCCGACAACGCCAACGACTCGTGGCCGTTCACGCGTCCGGCCGCCTGAGCTGATCTCGCTCAGTCATGACTCGATTTTCTGGAAAGGTGGGATACGGCGTAACTGTAGAAACCTCCCTTGGCGTGCACGAAGATCAGATCCACGAACGCTCCCATTTCGGAGACGTGGTTCGGAATTCGTTGAAGTTCAGGGAAGGTCAGAGTGTCAATAATGACATCTCGGTGAGTAATTCTATCAGCATAGTTGCTGATGCTTACGCGAACGAGCATATTTCTGCTATTCGCTATGTGGAGTGGGCGGGAGCTTTGTGGTCGGTCTCTGAGATCGAAGTACAGAGCCCCCGCCTGCTTTTGAGGCTAGGGGGTGTTTACAATGGCCCCAGACCCGAAACGCCTTGAGCTACATCAGCTCTTGGTGGATACGCTGGGAAGTGCCAAAGTATATTTCCAGCCCCCTTCCAATCTGACAATGCAGTACCCCTGTATTGTCTACTCCCTCGACAATGCGAAGACTGAGTTCGCAAGCAATCACCCATACAGTCGCGCCAAGCGGTATCAAGTGACGGTCATTGACAAGAACCCCGATTCGGGAATGCTTATTTCTGACGATGTCGCACAACTGCCGCTGTCGAGCTTTGTCCGCCCGTTCACGGCGGACAATCTCCACCACTACGTCTTCAACCTCTACTACTTCTGAAGTGAGGGAGTACTAAGCATGGCTGTCCTTCAGTGGGACAAGACGGGCGAGCGAGTCTTCGAGACTGGTGTCGACCACGGAGTCCTCTACCTTCCCGACACCGCGGGCGCCTACCCCGAGGGTCACGCCTGGAACGGTCTGACCACCGTCACGGAGTCCCCCTCGGGTGCTGAGTCCAACAAGCAGTACGCGGACAACCGCGTCTACGCGAACCTGGTCTCTGCCGAGGAGTTCGGCGGCACCATCGAGGCCTTCACCTACCCCGACGAGTTCGAGCAGTGCGACGGTACGGCCACACCGACCCCTGGTGTCGGCATCGGCCAGCAGACCCGACGTCCGTTCGGTCTGTCGTACCGGAACCTCATCGGCAACGACACCGAGGGTCAGAGCTACGGCTACAAGCTCCACCTCGTCTACGGAGCCACCGCGGCTCCGTCGGAGAAGGCTCGTGCCACGGTCAACGACTCGCCCGAGGCGATGACTCTCAGCTGGGAGTTCACCACCGACCCGGTCGAGGTGGGCACCATCGCCGGTGTCGACTACAAGCCGACGTCGCACATCACGATCGACTCGACCAAGGTCGATGCCGGTGACCTGGCCACCCTGGAGGAATTCCTC